ATGCCGATCATAGCACCTATTCCCCGTGACGAACGACGCCTGATGCAGAAAGCAATCCATAAAACGCACGATAAAAATTATGCCCGCAGGCTGACTGCCATGCTGATGCTACATCGGGGTGACCGCGTCATCGACGTTGCCAGAACGCTCTGCTGTGCCCGTTCCTCCGTCGGACGCTGGATTAACTGGTTCACGCAGTCAGGTGTTGAAGGCCTCAAATCACTCCCCGCAGGGCGTTCCCGTCGCTGGCCTTTTGAGCATATCTGCACGTTATTACGTGAGTTGATAAAACACACTCCCGGTGATTTTGGCTATCAGCGTTCACGCTGGAGTACCGAATTGCTGGCAATAAAAATCAATGAGATAACCGGATGTCAGTTACATGCCGGGACCCTTCGCCGCTGGCTGCCATCGGCCGGGATGGTATGGCGCAGGGCCGCGCCAACTCTGCGTATCCGTGACCCGCATAAGGATGAAAAGATGGCGGCAATCCACAAAGCACTGGACGAATGCAGCGCAGAGCATCCGGTATTTTATGAAGATGAGGTGGATATCCATCTTAATCCCAAAATCGGTGCGGACTGGCAGCTACGCGGGCAGCAAAAACGCGTGGTGACGCCGGGACAGAACGAAAAATACTATCTGGCCGGAGCACTGCACTGCGGCACGGGCAAAGTCAGCTACGTGGGCGGCAACAGCAAAAGTTCGGCGCTGTTCATCAGCCTGCTGAAGCGGCTTAAAGCGACGTACCGGCGGGCGAAAACCATCACGCTGATCGTGGACAACTACATTATCCACAAAAGCCGGGAAACCCAGCGCTGGCTGAAGGAGAACCCGAAGTTCAGGGTGATTTATCAGCCGGTTTACTCGCCGTGGGTGAATCACGTTGAGCGGTTATGGCAGGCGTTGCACAACACGATAACGCGCAACCATCAATGCCGTTCAATGTGGCAACTGCTGAAAAAGGTACGGCATTTTATGGAAACCGCCAGCCCATTCCCCGGAGGAAAACATGGCCTGGCAAAAGTGGAGCGGTATTAGGCGCAGCTATTTAGAATCTTCTGCAGGGCCAAGATATTCCCGCCGTTCATCATAAAATGAGAACCGAACGTATGCCGAAATACATGTGTGGCCTGCCCATAAGGTAAGTCCGGGAACATCTTTTTTAATTGGTTTCGTACCCGCTCATAGTGCAACTGAGGGAAAACACGACGTTCCGTTATTGCCCCTTTGATCTCACGGTAGAGGCTGCTGGATATTGGGACGGTTCTATCCTTGCCATTCTTTGTATCGATATAGGTCACGCGATTTTTTACAACATGCTCAGCCTGTAAACTTATGACCTCGCCAAATCGCGCACCAGTAGCAAGCGCAAGCCGAATCCCTAACAGATCATCAGGATGTGCCTGCTGTAAAAACAAAGCGATCTGATGTGTCGTTAAAAACGCCATTTCAGAGTTCTTCGTTTTTGCTCGCTTCAGACCTTTCATCGGGTTGTCGCCATGACACTTACCCAGTTCGGTCAGCTTCGTAAAAACTCCACTAACACGAATCTGGGCATTGTTGATCGTCCTGGGGCTAATGCCTTCCGTCAGGCGTGCAGCCCGATAATCTGCAAACAGTTCATGAGTTATCTGATCGGCCCGTGGGTGTTTCATATAGCGGTCAAATGCATGCAAAGCCAAATACGTGCAGCGCCCTGCTTTTAAGGTCTGCCCATAATGCAGCCACCAAAGTTCTATCAGCTCAGAAAAAGGCCGTCGGTCTTTTGGCTTATCAAGCCACCCCTTATTATGCTGGGTAGCTATGACCCAGCGTTCGTACTGCTGGGCCTCTGCCTTGGTCTCAAATTTTTTACGTATGCGCTTCCCATCACGCCCCTGAGGACGGACATCAACAAGATACTGCCCAGAGTCAAGTTTGCTGATACCCATCTTTTATCGACCGCTCTTAACCCAATCACCAAAAGTATTTTTCATGAGCAATGCCCCCTTTGCCCCAACTTAAGTAAATTTTATAGACAGTTAACCAACCTTCTGGCCGTTTTGGTTGTTGGATATGCCGTCTTGCCCATTAGGGGAGAGAGCCGGACAGATCTGTCCCACCTCCGGCATTGCTTTTCCTGTCATTAACCACATCGTGTACTTCTCAAAACGAGGATGTTTGATAATTTTGTCTAAAACGATCAACCCTACTTCGCGCTGCCCCGTCTCATAATTTCTAATAGCGCCAAGACTTACCCCTGTAAGTTCAGCTAATTCCGGCTGGGTTAACTTCTCTGCGTTTCGCATTTGCTTCAGTTTTTCACCGTACCCGCTTGACATCATCCTCTCCTGAAGATTATCCTCACCACCAACATCCTCAATTGAGGATTATTTAGTGGTATTGAAATGAATTTAAGTTGATCCAGCGAGGATAACGCATGTCAGCTACAGCACAAAGAAAGGCAAGCGAAGTTAATCGACGCAAATTGCACGGTGTTAGCGCCCGTGTGGCTAAGGCGACCACCGTCACTGAAAGAATCGCGCAGGAAATGGCGCTCGAATACATCACAAAGAACGGCATCAAGCCACGCATGACGCTGAAAGAATTCGCTGATTTCTTCAATATGCCCCTGGGCCAGGTTCAGAGCGATGCTCGCAGAAACTATTTGCCTCTTATGCCACGCATCGATCCAAACCGTCGCGAACTCATGCAGGTAAACATGGTTGCGTATTACGCAATGAGCCTCGCCGCGAGTAATGGCTGTCTGGAAAAAGCGGCGGCATTCCAATGAACGCCCCGTTCTACGCCGCGGCCAACCGCGTGATCCGCATGTACGAGATGCGCCAGCAACACGCCAGCCCTGCGCATTCACCGTCTGAAATCGAGTGGGCCGCCGATCGTCTTCTTGATCTGGCGCTGGCCGCTGGTTACGCAGCAAGTAACGAGGCCATCAAACTGCGCGACCGCGCTGTAATTTGGAAACGATGCGGCACACAGCCGGAATTTTTTCCCGAAGTAATCGAAGAGGTATCACCAACATGGAAATGACTCACTGCCCATCACTGGCCGCAATGCTGACCAACGGCCAGCAGATCACCCACCGCCGCCACCAACGCGGCTGGATTGAAACCCCGGACGGCCGCCACTTTCAGCCACGGGCTACCGATGTGCAGTTTATCCCTGGCATGCGCAAACCGTTTATGTCCCGCCCTCGCCCGCGTTGGTTCGCGCGCTTGATGGGAATTTTTGCTTAGCCGGGGAAGCCCGGCCCTATCTGTAAACGCATCCATGTAGGTGTGTTTTCAAATGGGCAACCACCAAGGTGACGCAATGACAATGACAACTCAGCAACGAGAATCCGTTGGGAAATTCCTTGTTAACGCCAAGCAGCTGCTTGCCCAGGCCAAGCGCGTGAATGCTACGGCCGTTTTCTATGACCGACTGACGCGCAGTGAGAAAAAAGCCGTTTGCACCCTCGGTAATACCGAAAGCCGTGCAACGTTGACCGCAAGGCACATCGATATGTCATTTGAGGAAATGAGCCGCAGCGAACGCCGGGCGGTGTTTCGCGGTATAGAAGCCCTCAAGCGTCTGAGCGGGCAAATACCGATACACGTCAATATCGGTGACTGCGACTAATTAGCCTGATTCTTATTTAACCCAGCAGAGTGATCACAGGTGCATTTATATGCGCCGGGGTTTGCTCATGCCCAAAAAAGGTAACGCCATGCTAACGACATTTGCCGTCTACGCCTCAATTGCCACCGGGGCTATCTGGATCGCTCTGCTGGCCTGGCTGGCTTTTCGCCTCACCAAAGCCAGCAAAGAATTGCCACCTGAACAACACAACTACGACTAACGGAGAACATCACAATGACCCCACAACAAAGCGCAAAGCATTGGTTAGATAAAAACTTCCTGATCCTGGACACCGAAACCACCGGCCTGGGTGACGATGCCGAGATCGTGGAAATCAGCATCATCGACTGCGCGGGCAACGTCCTGGTTGATACGCTGGTGAAGCCATCCAAACCAATCCCCGTAGAAGCCACAAAAATTCATGGCATCACTAATGAGATGGTGGCTTCTGCACACTCATGGCCTTTTGTTTTTGTTCATCAGGTTGCCCATATCATTGCTGGCCGCGAGATCGTTATTTACAACGCGGACTATGACATCCGTCTGATTAAGCAGTCTTGCGAAATTACCAACATGATTGGGGCGATCAATATCCCGTCACATTGCGCGATGTTGGCCTATGCCGAGTTTTACGGCCAGAAAGGAAACCGCGGCGGGTACAAATGGCAGAAGCTGACCAACGCCGCCGCACAGCAGGGCGTTATCATTGAAGGAACACCACACCGCGCACTTTCCGACTGCCTGACAACACTGGGCGTCATCAAAACAATGGCCGGCAAAAGTTACCCTGAACCCGTCACCCGCATCATGGACGAATTAGACCATGCTGCAGAGGCGGCCGCCTGGGAGCCGCGTGTCTATAACGCCGTTGTTCGCGCTAAACAAATCATCCAATGCCAGCAGAAATCCAACAATAATTTTAAAGTCAAGTTCCGTCATACCGACCAGCATATTCATGAACTGGAAACGGAAAACGCGACGCAGCGCCGTCGCATCGAGCATCTTGAGCAATATAAAGCCGGCGTCATTTCCATTGTTAACGCCTGTAACGAGGCACACCCAAGCCCCGTGCCATTTTCTGAAGATGATTTCCTGCGCATTGTCGATTTAATCAAGATTGACGATATCCCGTTCGGTGCCGAAAACGCAGATCAGGACATCATTGCAGCACAAGAACGCCTGTTGGGGGAGCAAGCGACACTGTTGCAGCAGGCCAAAGAGAAAGAGCAGAAATTAGAGAAGTGCCTCGGACTAGCGCTCGCTTTCATGAAAGGGGCGGCCGCCGATGTGTCGTTCGTTGACTGGCTGGAGAAAACAGCCGACAACCTGACCACAAAGGAGCGGAATAAATGATCCGCTCACCACTTAAATGGGCCGGCGGCAAAGCCGGCATCATCAACACGCTACGTAAACACCTGCCCGCCGGCAAACGCCTGGTTGAACCGTTCACCGGTTCGGCCACGGTGTTTATGAACACCGACTATCAAAACTATCTGCTCGGCGACATCAACGGCGATCTGATTAACATGTTCAACACGATAAAGCGCAACCCCGGCCGCTTTATCAGCTATGCCGCGGCGCTGTTTCGTGATGAAAATAACCCGGTTTCCTATTACCAGCTGCGGGAAGCCTTCAACAAAAGCAGTAACCCATTCTATCGCGCAGTGTTGTTTTTATACCTGAACCGCCACGGTTATAACGGCATGTGTCGGTATAACAGCGCCGGCGGCTTCAACGTGCCATACGGCAAGTACAAAGCGCCCTATCTTCCCCAGGCTGAGATCCGGGCGTTCGCAGAACGCGCAGACAAAGCGCTGTTTTTATGCCTCGACTTTGACGAGTGCCTAGAAATGGCAAACGCCGGCGACGTCATTTATTGCGATCCGCCCTACGTGCCGACGTCTAAAACCGCCGACTTCACCAACTACCACACCGCGGGCTTTTCCCTGGACGACCAGCGCCGGCTTGCTGACGCACTACGCCGCGCCGCCCGCAGGGGTTGCCACGTTGTCGCATCCAACAGCCTGACCGACGAAACACTGGATATGTACAGCGATTTCAAAATCACCCAGATCACCGCGCCGCGCGCCATCAGCTGCAAAGCAACCGGCCGCCAGCCTGCGCGGGAAATCATCGCAACCATGAGGGCGTCAGCATGAAACGATGGAGCAGCGCAGAAGATAAGACCTTAAAAGACCATGCCAGCACCATGACAGCAAAACAGATCGGCCATTTGCTCGGCAGAACGGCAGGGGCCATCAGTCATCGTGCGGCCATTATTGGGGTTGAAATGAGGAAGCGCGGCGACGCATACCACGGCCGAAAGTATCCAGAGGCAGATATTGAGATGGCTCGCCAGCTACACAGCTCTGGGATGAATTTGAAACTGGTTGCGGAAAAAATGGAGATCCCATTCGCCTCACTGAAAAACTATTTTTACTAATAACGGCAACGGTACATGACACAAAACACCCGAGGCCGTATGGCTCCTACCCCGCCGCCGCCCTACACGGGCAGCGGCGTTGTTGCGACTGAATACGCATATTCCTGGAACGCCAAGCGCGACGCCGTGCTGACTGCTCGCGGCGATACGCCGGCATCCTTCCAGTTGTTCAACGTCACCGACCATACTGGTGAGAATGCCCGCGTCCAGCTGTTTGACATTGCCGGCCAGTTCACCGTCGCCGACCCAGCAGCCAAGCGCCTGCGCCGTCGCCTGGCATCCCTGCCACAGTACATCCGCCGATATTACGCCGCGCGCCTGGACAAGATAGAAAGCAGCAAGGGCAGAACAGCCGGCAATAAGTGGCTGCTGAATACATTTGAGCGCCACGTCCTACCCCGTATCGATGCAGTCAACGAGCAATACCAGGTTGACCAGGTGCCGCCGGCGCTGCTCCCATTCCGCGACGATTTTTTCCGCATCCCTTATTACGGCAAAAAAGACCTCAAACGGCTGGCCTCCCGCCTCGCCGATCTGATGTCGGCCGAATACATGAGCCTGTTCAAGAACCAGAACGAAACCCACGGCGATATTGAACACGCGATTATCTATGCCTACGGGCGGATCGGTTACCTGGTTTCGCACCTGAATATGTCAGCGCCGGGCTGGGCTTATTATTGCGCCTGCAGCTTAACCGCAGAGGACGCCTTGCGCGCCTTCGCCCGCCTCGAATCACCGGCATGGTGGTTGCGCCGCTTGCGCCGCCTCCATGACCAGTGGCGCGAACACCTGATGATTGCCGCTGGCTACGTCAGCGATAAGGCGACGCCATACTGCAGCGATCCATGCCTGAAAGAATGGCACGCGCAGAAGAAAGCAAATCGCGAGTTCATCAAAGCAATGGAACTCGAAGACCAGGAAACCGGGGAACGCATTTCCCTGGTCGATAAAGTTGACGGAAGCGTCGCTAACCCGGCCGTGCGCCGGTGCGAGTTGATGAACCGCATGCGAGGGTTCGAAGACCTGGCGAAAGTCGAGGGCTTGGCCGGCGAGTTTTACACGCTGACCGCCCCATCAAAGTACCACGCGATGCGGGCCAAGACCGGCCACCGCAACAACAAATACCAAGGGGCCAGCCCGCGGGAAACGCAGCGCTATCTCTGCAAAGTCTGGTCAAAAGTTCGCGCCAGCTGGAAGCGTGCCGGCATTCGCGTGTTCGGGTTCCGCGTTACCGAGCCGCATCATGACGAAACACCCCATTGGCATCTGCTGCTATTTCTCAAGCCAGAACGCGTCGAGCAGGCTCGCGACATATTCAGACGCTATGCGCTGCAGGTCGATGGCGACGAGCCGGGCGCGGAGGAGTACCGCTTCACGGTAAAAGCGATCGATGAGAAGTTCGGCAGCGCAACGGGCTACATCGCGAAATACATCAGCAAGAATATTGACGGCTACGCGCTTGACGACGAACTGGACACTGACACGGGCCAGCCGTTAAAGGACATCGCCAAGCGCGTAAACGCCTGGGCTTCTCGCTGGCGCATACGCCAGTTTCAGCAGATCGGTGGCGCGCCGGTAACGGTTTATCGCGAACTGCGCCGGCTGCGCGACCGTGACCTGTCCTTCCTCTACCCTGAAATCTCGCCAGCGCATAACGCCGCAGATGAAGGGGACTGGGCCGGATATACCAGCGCCCAGGGTGGCCCGCTGGTCGAGCGCCGAAACATCCGCGTGCGCATCCGATACGACATCACAGAGAACGGCAACGACTACGGCGACGACATCAGCAAAATCGTCGGCGTCTACTCGCCCTTTGCCGGCGAAGAGGCCGCCATTTTCACCCGCATGAACACCTACAAGATTGTGCCCATTGTCGCCGATCCGGGGTTGGCCGTTGACCTTCAGGCGGCCCCGCCGCCCCTCGGAGTTCTGTCAATAACTGTACGCGAAGCACCGCAGGCAGCAGACAGACAGGGCAGTAATTCCGTTAGCGCACCTGGAGATATAGACAAAAACAGCTGTGCCAGCTGGCCGAAAATAGATGACTTTGAGCGCATGACGCGCAAAGAGCGGCGGGCGCTGAATGAAAGGTTAATAGCGGAGGCGAAAAAATCACGACGCCGGCACGCAGCTGCGCCACAAGAACCGAATATGCAGACAGAGCGGGAAGTAAAAATCGCCGACTTTGCTTATTCGATTGGATTGCAACTAAGTGATATAGAGATTCGAAAGCTGTCAGAAGGTAAGGAGCTGATGCTTGCAGGTAAGAGGTGGCATGTGGCAGCCGATGGAGCACTAAGAGAACTGCCAGCCAGCTATGCCGAAAAATGTAGCACTATCATGGGGCGTGTATTTGCTTTAAAAAAGGATAGCCATATATAATGGCAACCAATAGTCACATTAGGGTTAGGTTATGAATGAAGAATTGAGTGGAATTATTAATGCAGCAAAGGAGAGAATAACAGGGCCTCTCTCTTATATAACAATCTCATTCATTATATATAATTGGTCATGGTTCTACTTCTTGATATATAGTGATAAACCTGCAGAGGTTAAAATATCATCCATCACAAATCTTTTTCCGGTGGTGCATCCAATTAGTAGAACATGTATTTTTCAATGAACGCCCCAATGACTTTTTCATGCAACTCAATCGAGCGTGAGAAGCAGATTGTTTTTCGGGTCAGACGCTTGATTGTAGTGGCACACTGAATTTGGCCACCTGAATAGAGGTGATATCATCACCTCACAGTTAAAACAGGTGACATTATGACCGGACGTAACAGACGCAATTTTAGCCCCGAGTTTCGCCTCGAAGCTGCCCAGCTTGTACTCGATCAGCATTACACCGTTGCCGCCGCTGCTACGGCAATGAACGTCGGCAAATCCACAATGGACAAATGGGTTCGACAACTGAAAGAAGAGCGAGCGGGAAAATCACCCACTGCTTCACCCATGACACCTGAGCAGATTGAAATACGTGAGCTAAAGAAAAGACTTCAACGCATTGAAATTGAAAGGGATATATTAAAAAAGGCTACCGCACTCTTGATGTCAGACTCCCTGAACAATTCTCATTAGTTGAAAAACTCAGGGCGCGGTTTCCTGTTGCCGTTGTGTGCAACGTGTTTGGGGTTCATCGCAGCAGTTATAAATACTGGCGGCAGCCCAGGAAGCCTGACGCCACGAGAGTGGCATTACTGAGCCTTGTGCGTGAAGTTTATCGCGAAAGTAACGGCTCAGCAGGAGCGCGAAGCATTGCCGCGATGGTCACCACCAAAGGTGTAAAACTTAGCCGCTGGCGGGCAACAAAGCTGATGAAAGAGCTTCATCTCATCAGCTGTCAGCAGCCTGGTCATAGGTATAAGAAGGCGTCTAAGGAACACGTTGAGATCCCCAATTATCTGGAACGCCAGTTTGCTGTAACCGAGCCTAATCAGGTCTGGTGCGGTGATGTGACTTATATCTGGACGGGTAAACGCTGGGCTTATTTGGCCGTAGTGCTTGATCTGTTTTCCCGTAAACCGGTTGGCTGGGCTATGTCATTTTTCCCGGATTCTGCACTGACAGCTAAAGCGCTGTCCATGGCCTGGGAAGCGCGAGGAAAGCCGGCTAATTTACTGTATCACTCGGATCAAGGCAGCCACTATACCAGCAGGAATTTCAGACAGTTACTGTGGAGATATCAGATAAAACAAAGCCTGAGTCGCCGGGGAAATTGCTGGGATAACAGCCCAATGGAACGGTTCTTCAGAAGCCTGAAAACAGAGTGGGTACCGGATAATGGCTACACGAATTTTAGCCAAGCCAGCACGGCAATAACGAATTACATCACAGGATATTACAGCCAGCTCAGACCCCATCAATATAATGGTGGTTTGACGCCGAATGAATCAGAAAGATTGTTCTGGAAAAACTCTAAAGCCGTGGCCAGTTTTTGTTGACCACTACACTCCGCCCGCTAACCTAAAGCCAATCCAAGCACTGCGTTCACGAAGCCCGCCACAAGCATGGCAAGCCCCGGAATCAGAAAGTTCTTCTCGCGCCTCTTTCGCGCCAGATAGAACATTAGTGCCGCAACACAAAACATTGGGATTGCCACATACATGTAAACTGACATGCCATCTCCTTAGCTAAAAGTCTCTTCCGGCCACTGGGCAATCAGAGCTTGTTGTACTTCAGCGACTCATGGATCAGCGCTTTACCCATAACGTAGAACTGATCTTGCGTTGTGTCAATTACGTACCATTTTTCATACGTTGGGTTGTCAGACAGCACCGCTAGCTTCTCGCCCTGCATCTGCAATCGCTTAACGTGGAAGGTTTTTCCGTACACCTAATTAGAAGACAAAAAAGCCATTCATCATATTTATCCTGGTTGCCCCTGCAACAAATCGAGGGCTATCTGTTTATCTTCCGGCCGCAATAAGCTCAGCAGCGATTTGACCAAACCACGGCCACCGCGGGCGCTGGGGCTAAGGGTGTGCGAGAACGTCATATTCATCACGAAAGTGTGGCCGCACTCGACGTCACTGCATTGGCAGTACAGATCGGCAAACTGCGGTGTTTTGCGGTTGGTTTTGCTGACCGTTGCCGGCGCGCCGCACTCAGTACAGATAACTTTCAGATTACGTGACATCACTACTTCCCCCAGATCGGCCGTTTGTCATAGTTTAACCGATCTGGAGGTCGTCAGCTATTTAGCGCAGCCCTCGATCGGCAAGGACTTCCAGCCCGACATCAATCATTGCCGTACGCTGTTCTACCGAGAACGCGCCATCGTAGACCGCAGTGAAGGCTACATCGCCATGCATAGACGACGTGGTCTTTCCTTCTGGCCCGCCGCCGATATGTAATGGGGTGCTGAGCGTCTGATCGGCGGCAATATTATCGCCCAGGTCACCGAACCGCAGCCCCAGCTCGCTGAACAACACGCTGGCTTTGCGGTTGACGGGGTCAAATGTGCCGGCGGCAACATACCATTTGTTCAGCTCCGGCTGTGCGACATCGCCGCCGCTGATATTGCGCACCTCACCCGACGGATAAGCAAAACCCATCAGGAGATCGCCGCTCCAGTACAGGTTAAACCCGTGCCCCTCGCCGGCCGTCTCATTGCGACAGCTGAAGATATTGGTATAGCGGTTCAGCGACGCGAAGCGAAAGGCGGTAAGAAACGACACCGCGCCCTGGCCTGGCTTGGTGAGCGTCGTGGCCGACGGTTTCGCCCCGCTCTCATAGTGCAGGCCCCAATAGTTGATTGTCGCCCCGCCCTGTTTAACCTCGAACCCGTTACCACTGTTGTCCAACGGGTTGAGCAGGTCAAGGCTGCCGATCGCCGGCAGCGGTGACAACGTCTGTAATTTAGACTGGATCGGCACATACATCCGGTTCCAGTCGTTGTAGCGAATGATTTTGTTTGCGAATAAACGAACGCCATTACCGGCCATATTATTTACCTTCAATATTAGGTGAGTGTTCTGGCGTGCCGCGGTTTTCATTTCCCACGCCTGCCAATGTTCCGTCATAGGTCGCCCCGGCTGCAGGGTCTAACCAGTCACAATTTGCGGTCCGCACATTGCTGCTGGTGAAGTAGGTTGCGCCAGTGGCATCAGGGTAAAGCTGGATATCCGCCCCAGTGATGCGGCAGCGGTTACCGGTATCGCCGACGTCGTAGCGCGCCAGTAATCCGCCGTGAATGTCGAACGTTGCCCGCGCGCCGGCGGCGTTGATGATCACCGGGTCGCAGTTAATCAGCGTCACCTTTGGCACCCACGCGTAAGGGCTTTGGCGGTACGTCGTGCCATCGACGGTTTTGTCCCAGTCCGTGGTTTTTCCTGGTAGGTACACCATCGGGCAGGCATTGGCGGCAATCACTGGGTTATTGATAACGCTGATAACGTTCTCGCCGATGATCCGCGCGTTTGTACCGTCCGGCCGCAGTTTCTGGCGGCTGCCGTAGGGGTTACTCGCCAGGTCTGCACCGATTCGGAAAACGGCCATTGCCGCATTCTTCTCTTCCGGCACGTTGATGGCGGTCATCCCGCGAATACTGACCAGCGACGGCAAATAGGTGCGGTTATAGGTGCTGTATCGTGAGCGGTACGCCCGGCAGAACGTGAACGCAAAGTTATCCGGCAGCGACGCCTGAGAGCCTTCCAGGTCGAACGTGATATTTTCGCCAGTAATGGTGTGTGGCGTTTTCGTCGTAACACCATAATTTACCGCGTCGCCGGAGTTCATCAGTACCACGTCAAACGACAGCACCCCCTTAGCCCAGGCTTTATCGATGTTACTGTCGAAACGGATCACCTGGTCACGCACGGTCAAATTACATTCGCAGTCACCGGCGTAATCTTCACGCATGGCAATCATGTAGCCCTGGCGATATTCCAGCGTGCCGCCTGCCTGCTCAACGGAATACTGAGTCACAACGAAGGTGTTGTCGTCAAACGTGTACTTGCCACCGCCCTGCAGGTAAATTTGCTTGCCTTTAAACAGCGTGCGGCTGATGTTCACGTCGTAGCCGAATGAATGGAAGTCGAACCGATTCATGACGGAGCGATCGATAAACAGACGTTTAACGCCGTGGTGTCCTTGGAACCCCCAGCCGTACAAGCCGTAATAGCCGGTGACGTGTGCCTCAATGCTGTTACGAAGGCAAATGGCATAAGCGCCGCCGACGTCGTTTGGCATGCATTCCGCCGTGGCATTGTTCAGCCGAATATCGCTGACGCCATAGGCACCGACCACGACGCGAGATTCAACGTTACCGCTCGCCCAGTTGCCCAGCACCAGATCATTCACCGTTACCATTGAGCGCTCAATCTCAATATTGACGAACTTCCGGCCGTTGCCAGCCTCGCAGAACGCCGGCGGCGTGAAGGTGAGCCAGGCGTTTTCCTTGGGCTGGATCCAGGCTTCAGAGATCGTGCCGGCCGGCGTGTTCTTCACCAGCTGGTCAGACAGCGCACCATTGCGGCCAATGCGCGAAAAATCGCGGAACTTTACCTGTGTGCGTGGGTTTACCTGGTTGCCGCCGCGGTACAGCTCCACAGCGGAAGATATGTAACCGAACAGGCCGCCGCGGTACGGATACAGCTTCGGCATCGGCAGGTATGCGCTGCCTTTTTTGATGTGCTGCGCATAGTTGGCATTGAGATCGGCCAGCTCGTCAGCAGTAAAATCGATGCGGCTTTTGCCCTGAATGCGATACATATACATCGGTTCCGGTGAGCCATCATCGACACCGTCAACCCGGCCCCAGCGCGTTTCGTTGGTGCCGCTACGGTTGCAGGTAACCACGGTGCAGCCGGCCAGGTTGCACGGCGTGCGGACAATCCACTCCGCGCCCACCCAGAGAAACGCCCCCGCGTTCTGCACCACGGGCAGGCCGTAGCGGTTGGCAAAGGCGTGACAGCGAGCGATCGCCTCGTCTGCTGGCACAATATCAGCCAGCAATGACTGTGCTGCAGCTTCCTCGCCGTTTCTCGACAGCTCGGCATACTGCTCATAAATCGCGTCGGGGATCCGCGGTGCGCCGAACATGTCATAACTCACATAGTCAGTTTGCCGAACCCAGCGCCGGCCGTCAGCGCCCACCAGAACGCCGCCGCCGTCGTCGTCATCCGTCAGGTCGGGATAGACAACAAAACGCCCGCCAATGCGCGCCCCGACGACATCGCGCGCGGTAGCGTCACCGGTGTAGTCGCGGATATCGTCATAGCCCGCCGCGGTATCGCCCGGCGTAATGCCACCGGCTTGCCCGCTACTGCCGCCACCCAGTCCTACGGTGCTGCCGTCTTCTTTCGCGCCGGCAACAACGACACCGTTAGCGGTATAAATCAGCCACACCCAGCCATCAGGGGCGTGATTATCAAACAATGAGCCGCCAAACTTCAGGCCATCATCGCCGGTCACCAGCTTGGCAACCATTTCAAACAGCGTCGCGCCGTCCTCTTCACGGATAACGAACGGCCGTACACCGTTGGCGGTCACCACCTCAAGGATGGCGTCAGGCGACAGTTGCATCGGGCCGGATTGCCGGAACAGGAAGTCGCACAGCATGCGCAGCGATGCGCTTTGCGTTTCGAAAACGTCGTCACTGACTACGCGTGAAAGCGGAAAAATGTCAGTGTTATTCAGCGCCGGCGCGCCGGGTAATTCACTAATACGTTTGGTTGGCAGCGATTCATCAGCCATTGTTATTCCCCTGCAGGTGTTGAAAGGTCGAATTTGATGTGTAAGCGCGCCGGCACTTCGGGATCAGCGGCAACGGCCTCACTGAGCATGCGTTGGACGGGGATCACTTCGTCTTTGCGGTAGGTTTCCCGTGCTTTGTCCGGGTCACCCAGGCCGGCGGTGTTCTGGGGGATGATGCCGGCCAGACCGGCCGGGAAGCGGTGAGACGTCAACACGTCCTGCGCACTGATGTTTTTCACGTTGCTAAACTCGTCTTTGGCGCTGATGTCCCCCACGGGGATAAATTTCACGCCCTCTTTGTCACCGCCGGGGATGTTAATAAACATGTTGCGGAAGTTACCCAGCCCCTTGGTGCTTTCGATCTTCTTCTTGATTTCCTGCTCCAGCTCGTCGGACAGGTTTTGATCGGTGGTGTAGAGAATGCCGCCAACGTGCGCGCCGTTGGCGTAGTAACGGCGACGAAAGACCGTGGCTTCACTGTTTAATAGCGCGCTGTTGATGCCGCCGATATAGTCGGGCAAACCATAAACTTGCTGCTGCGGATCGTATTGCTTCAGGAAGATGATTTCAGACTCCGGGTAAATCAGCGGCTGGCCCTTCTGCAAAATGACAAACTCACCCGTTTTGCGGCGCCGCAAATACATGGACGGCAGCGGAGCCAGGGCAACGACCTGCCCCCACCCGTTACGCACTTTCAGCAGCGGCGCATCACCGAACAGCAGCCAGTCAAACACCAGGCCGCCCAGTTGGTCGCGCGTCAGGCCGCCGCCCAGGTAATCAGACATCACCATGTTTTTTCGGGCGTAGATCACCCCATCGTGCTGCGCGTTGGCATTAGGCAATCGCGCCAGCGCCAGGCGGTTGATCGGCGGTGTCCAATAGTCATAGCTATCGTCATACCAAATTTCCTGATAGTCGGTGCCACTGGTCAGCACCAGTTCCGGCGGCCCGATGAAAATCGTGCTGCGGTCGCCAGGGATAGGAAGGCCAGCGCCGGCCGAATAGGCGTTAGTCTGCGCCGGTTTCTTTTTCTTTTTGCTCATGCTGCCGCCTGTGAGAATGCCCAGGTAGATTTACGCCGGGTATCAAAGTTGAGGGGTTCATTGATTGCCGCGTGGGAAATGGCAAAGAAAACGTCCGCGTGGCCGGTTTCGGCGCTGCGTTCGGCGACAAAGGTCAGTGCGTTGCCGCTTTTGGTGACGCTTTTGCGGATGGCCAGGAAGCTGCCGGCAATGCCGCGTTTTTCGGCATCCCACTCGATGCGGTCGCCTTCGACCAGGTCCACCATTTTCAAGACCAGCCGGGTTTTGCTTTCCGCGCTGTAGTGGATGTCGCGCACTTCACGCGGCGCGAACGACTGGACGCGCTCATAGACACCGCGGCCGATGCCGGTCACGTCGATGCCGATGTAGGTCATGCGGTAGCGCTGCATGATTTTTTTGATCTGCTCGGCCTGGTACTTGAAGCTAAGCCCCTGCCAGTGATGGGTTTCCAGCACGCGGAACCGTTCGCCGTCATACAGCGGCGGAGCCACTACGACAAACGTTGATGTATCGCCGCTGCGCGCCGGGTCAAAACCGCCCCACACTTCCCTATCACCAAACGGCCGCTTGGCTTTCGGGTTGAAGTCTTGCCAGGTGGCGGGATCCACTTCGCAGCGCGCCAACATGTCGAATTTGAAGACGCTGTCACCGCTATCAACAAAGATGCACATGTAAAGCAAGTTGAACGCGTCAACGCTGTGTTCGTTGCGTACCCGCTCAAGCGTGACATATTTGTCCAAACCGCCGGCGCAGGCGTCGACCAGCGTGACAACATACCGCCACTGGCCGTCAGGACACAGCCGCCCACCGTCGCGCAGCTCGTCAAAGTCCGGGAATTTGAGCGCCTGCCGCTTCTTGTCGCTGCCTTTCCATTCGTCGCCAGTCCAGAACGGGTAGCCGTCGTGCGTCTTGGCGCTGGGCGTAGAGAAGAACGTCCGCCGCCACTTGTCGTGTGTGGCGATCGCGCTGGTCACATCCTTGAATACCTGGAATTTCGGCACCCAGAAATATTCATCACAATAGAAATGTCCGGTTTCACCCTGCGCAGTGTTGGCGTTGGTTGACAGGAAAATCAGGCTTGCGCCGTTGCTGAGCGTGATCGGGTTGCCGGTCAGCGTGACGTCAAACATTTCACGGGCAAACTTGACGATATAGCGCCGGAAGATTTCAGCCTGGCGGCGAGACGCCGACACAAAAATCTGGTTGTCGCCAGTCAGCGCCGCGTCTTCCAGCGCTTCCCAGGAAAAATACCAGGTCGCGCCAATCTGACGGGATTTAAGCAGGTTGCGGATAGACTGATGCTTGTTGGCGCGTAGCGTCTTTTGATAGTCCAACAGCTGGTTATCGGCGAATTCGTCAAAGCGTTCTTTGGTCATGACGCTGACGTCATTCTTGCCGCCGCGCCGTTTGCCCTTCCGTCCGCCGGTATCATCGTCGCCGGCCGCAATAAAGCCGATGCTTCCGTCGCCACCACGCGACGCAGCAGCTGTCGCCGCTGCTAACTTTTCGGCGTGCTTATTGCGTTGAGCAATTAACTTGACGTGATGCTCGATCAGCCGGTCAAGCTCCTGCATTTCGAGATCGTTTTTCTTATCGCGATGGGTCAGCGTCCGGATCCGGCGCTGGATGCAATCCTCGATACTTTCTTCGACCAGTAATTCCGACCAGCCGTACTTCTCCGCCCAATGATAAACAATGCGGGCAGATGTTAATTTAAGTTCGGCGGCAATTTCTTTGGGTGTCCAGCTTTTTAAATAAAGCGAACGCGCCACCTTTCTGATTGATTCGGGATATATAGCCATGCATTGCATTATGCAGGGCAACTTATATGCGGGTGATAATTAATGTTCGGGTTTATTCGGCTAATGCCTTATATCCGAATATATCGGAAGTAAACTATTCGCCGCGCTTTATTTTATCCGTAATACTCGCCTTACATTTTATTTTTCAGCAGAACAATAACGGATAACACTCATGCCCCGCCCATCATCGCATTTAATGACAGACTGGATTTGCATTGCCACGGCTGGCGAAACCGTTGACGGGCGAGAGATCCCAGAAGCCTGGTTAACTGAAATGGCCGAAACCTATGACCCGGAGTTACACACCGCGCTCATTTGGCCTAACCACGAACGCTACTGGGGCAACTCCGGCGAAGTGTTGGCACTGCAGACCGGCAATGAAGACGGCATCACAAAACTGTATGCCAGGCTTTGCCCCAGCGACGATCTGATTTACACCAACCGCCGCGGTCAGTTGCTGTTTTCCTCTATTGAGCCGGAGCCTGATTTCCGCGGCACCGGCAAATGCTACCTGGAAGGCTTGGCGGTCACAGACTCGCCGGCCAGCGTCGGCACCACGCGTATTCGTTTCAGTGCTGATAAAGAAAAAAAATCTGTCTACGGCGCTCCGGTGCCGCTTGTCATCAATATGGTCACAGAACGGCCGGGAGATAAAGATATGTCTGGTGAAAAAAATTGGCGCACGCTGTTTGGCATGAAAGATCCTGAACCAACGCCAGAGCCAACGCCTGAACCAACGCCGGAGAATAAAAATAAATTCTCTGACGAAGCTATCGGCAAATTGGCGGAAGCCGTTGCATCACTGGAAAATCAATTCAGCCAAATGAGCGCAGACGTTGAGGCGGCTAAAAATTTGGCGAGCGAAGTCAGCGGTATTAAATCGCAATTTTCCGACATTAAAAAACTGTTGGAGTCGGAAGACGCCAAGCAGTTGTTTAGTTCTCTGCCTGATCTGCTGCCGAAGTTTAAAAAGCTGGATGAAACATTCAGCAAATTGCCAACAGCAAACCCCGGCGAAAAAGAAAACTCCGCCGCCGCGATGATCGTTTAAGCGTCGTCGTATCGATTACTACGCTGCTGACCGCGGCGGGAAAGAGGAAATTAAAGTATGTCACAACAATTATCGGTGTTGAGCGATAGCGCCCGCCAGGCGATGGACGCCTATTACAGCACGCTGTTTAAAAATCTCGGCCAGCCGGAAACCGCTGACCGCAACAAGTATTACGCAGTCACCCCGCCGATGGAAACCGCCATCCGCAAGGCGCTGCAGGAGTCGCTCGACTTCCTGCAGTTCATCACCATGAAAGACGTGGATCAGATGAGCGGCCAGGTTGTCGATGTGGGCGCGTCTCGCCTGCATACCGGCCGTTCTCAAAATGGACGCTTCCACCGCAATATCGGCGTTGACGGCAACACCTATACCCTGGCGAAAACCGACTCCGCGGTCGATCTGGACTGGGAAACCCTGTCGAACTGGGCGAACAGTGGCGACGCTGGCGAGTTCATGCAGCTGGTTAACGCGTTCACCATGCAAGCCTTCTCGCTGGATATCCTGCGCATCGGCTTCAACGGCACCAGCGTGGCCGCTACGACTAACCCGGACAAAAACCCGCTGGGCCAGGACGTGAACAAAGGCTGGCACCAGATTGCCAAAGAGTTCAACGGCGGTTCACAGATCATCACCGACCCGGTCACTATCGGCCCGAGCGGGGATTACAAATCACTGGACGCCGCGGCGTCAGACATCATCAACACCAAAATTCCGCAGGAATTCCGTAATGATCCACGCCTTACGATCATGGTTGGCGCTGACCTGGTTGCTGCTGAGCAATTCCGCCTGTACGGCAAAGCCGACAAGCCAACAGAAAAAATCGCCGCGCAGCTGCTGGCCGATTCCGTCGCTGGCCGTCGTTCTGCCATCCCGCCGTTTATGCCTGGCAAGCGCTTAGCGGTCACCATTCCGGCCAACCTGCAGGTATTGACCCAGCGCAACACGCGTCAGCGCAAGGTTGAGTTTGTCGAAGACCGCGCGCAGTACGAAAACAAGTACCTGCGCAATGAGGGATACGCCCTGGGCTATCGCGAGCTGTACGGCGCGATCGATGAGTCTGCCGTCACCATCGTGGGCGAGGAAGCCGTCACCCCACCGGCTGAGGGTTAACTATGAGCCTGTCTCCCGGTCTGCGGCACAACGCCCGGATTGCCGCCAAGCAAGCGTTAAGCCAGGGGCAGGCGCTCAGCGCCAACCCTGACAGCCTGCACATCCAGTTGCGCGAGCTGCAGCAGGACGTCGAACGGCTCCGCGCGCTGCCGACAATCCGTGACCGGGTAGACATGAAGCGCCGCAAGCTGCTGCCGAAGTGGCGGCCCACGGTGGAAAGCTACCTCAGCAGCGGCGAGCAATACACTAACCCGGTGTTTGGGTACTGCGTGATCTGGCTGTTCGACGTGGGCGACTTTGACCAGGCGCTGACGTGGGCAGACATTGCCATCGAGCAACATCAGCCCACGCCGGGCAACGTAAAACGCACCCTGTCGGCCTTTGTTGCTGACACGGTGCTGGCCTGGGCCGAGCAGGAAGCCGAAGCCGGCCACAGTGTAGAGCCGTATTTTTCCCGCGTGTTCGAGTGCGTGCGCGAAAAGTGGCGGCTTCACGAAGAGATTAACGCGAAGTGGTTTAAGTTCGCCGCCCTGCTGCTGCTGCGCGATAGCAACGGTCGGCCGCTGCCGTCTGCCATTGAAGACGCCAGCGTTTTGCAGGCGGCTGATGACCTACTGGCGCAGGCATATGCCTATCACCCACCTGTCGGGGTGAAAACACTACGCGAAAAAATAGAGATGCGCCTGCGGGCGCTGAATAAACGACTGCCGCACGGCGGAGTGGGCGCAGCGGAGGGCGATACCGGCGAGGTGTCTAGCGCCGTGGATGCTGGTCAGCCCGCTTCTTTAACTGGGGGTGAGGTGTGAGTTCACTCGGATTTAGCGGTAAGAGCCTGAGCTATCAGGACGTCGCCATCGAGCAAGGGCCGGGCAGCTTCTGGCCCGATCTGAACCTGGGCGAGTTTCAGCTACAGCGCAAAGTCCCGCCGCAGCTGCAGGGAGACACGGCGATCCAGGCGGTACTGTCCGCCATTGGCGACATTAACCGCCGGCTGAAGGCGTTCGAGGCTGACAAACGCGCGGAGGGTTACCAGAAAGCCGCTGACTTGCCAGGCGCACGCGTTGCGAGTGAAAACCAGACCACCGCGCAATACAAAAAGGCCGTTTATGCGATAGCGAAAGCCGACCTGCTGGGCGAAGTGACCAGCCTGAGCAGGCTGGGCACCGGTAACGCGCCGGAAGGCACCAGCAGCGACGTCGCCGAATCGTTCGCCCGTGGTGCGCTGCTGACCGAGGCCAGCCAGGCAGTGCGTGCCATCCTCGGTCTGGGCCGCGCAACGGTGTCACTGTCATGAGCCAGTTAAGCGAGCTGACAGCCTTTATTGATAACTGCTTGCCGCCACGGGTGAAAATCACCGCCAGCTGGATGGACAACCAGAAGCTGATCCCGGCGATGAAAAACATCGGCAAAGGACAGCGCCGCATCAGCATTACGACTTATGACGGCGTGCTGGAATGGGACAAGTTGCCGTATCGCGTGTTTGACCCGGCGATATTGCACGCCCTGGTCGCGGCCTGGCTGGAAGAGGGAGCCAACGAGCTACGCAGCGACTTGAACCTGTCCGAACCAGACATCGAGATAGAACCCTACGACGAAGAGACTGCGCTGATCACCATTACCGTGCCGCTGGTTGACGAGGTGTTCATCGTTCCAGACGAGGACGGGATCATCCCATTGGACGGCCAGAAATGGAGCGTCGTCAATGCGACTTACGACCATGCCGAACAGGCGGTCATTTTTGGGGCGGATGTTGAAGGGGCACCGGTAAAAGATGGCGACAATCGTTAACGGCGAACTGAGCAAAAGCCAGCTGCGCGCACTCAAGCAGGCACTAAGGGATGTCGATTTCCCCAAGGCCAAGCGGCAACGGCTGCTATGGCGTATTGCCAAGCGCGGCATTATCCCCGCGTCAAAGCGCCACGCACGCAATCAGCAAGCGCCAGACGGCAGCGCATGGGCACCCCGCAAGCACGGACGCCGCAAAATGCTGCGGCAACTGCCGAAGCTGCTGAAAGTACGCGATATGCCAGAGCGTGAAGCCGTCAGGATTTACCTGCATGGCGGCAATTACAGCAACGGCGCACGTCGTATGCCGGCCGGTGTTATCGGGGCCGTACACCAGGGCGGCGCACAGATCACCGTCAATGCGGCGAACTATCGGAACCAGCCCAGCCAGGAAGGCAAGACAGCTACACGCCGCCAGGCCAAGCGCCTGCGTGATCTGGGGTTCAAGGTGTGGTGGAACGGCAAATGGGTGAAGCCGGCGGTCAGTTACATCACTGCAGAAATGTCCATGAAACAGGCCGGCTATCTGATTAAAAAGCTGAGCCGCAAGGCCCGTAAAAACACATGGACGATCGACATCCCAAGCCGTGTATTCCTCGGCGTGAGTGATGATGACTTTAACAGGATCCTGGCCCGCCAGCTGCAAGGCATCGGGTTCGGCTGGGACATCAAAGCACAGGATATCAAGGGGAAACTATGACCTGGCCGAGTGTTGAAATTAACCAGCTGAACCAATACCAGGGCGCACCGACAGAAATTGAGCGCGTCGTTCTGTTCGTCGGCGTCGGAACGACCAACGCCGGGACGCTGCAGTCACTGAACAGCAGCACCAATCTGGATACGGTATTGGGTGATGCTGACAGCGTACTGAAAAGCAATATTGCCGCCGCCCGCCGCAATGCCGGCAGCAACTGGTTTGCTTACGTGGCGATTTTGGCCGCTGACGCCGCCGAAACCGCTAACTGGGTTGCTGCGGTACTGGACGCCCAGAAAACCGCCTCCGTTGAAGGTGTGGTGCTGTGCATCGACACCAACGATAAAGCAGACATTAACGCCGCGGTAACGCTGCGCACTGACCTGGTCAGCAAGTACAGCCGCTGGTGCTGGACGATCTTGTCAGTTGGCGGCCCGACTGCAGAAGAAACCTGGGCGCAGTACAGCACACGACTGGCAACGCTGCAAAATGGCATTGCCGGCCCCAGCGTCCAGCTGGTTCCGCGGCTGTGGGGGAATGAACCGGGCGTGCTGGCCGGCCGGCTGTGTAACCGTGCCGTGACCATTGCCGACAGCCCTGCCCGCGTGCGCACCGGCGCACTGGTTGACTTGGGCAGTGACGACCAGCCTGTCGATGGCGCCGGCGTCGCGTTGGATCTGTCTGTACTGCAGGCACTGAACGCGAACCGCTACAGCGTGCCGATGTGGTACGCCGACTATGACGGCGTTTATTGGTCTGACGGCCTGACGCTGGACGTCGAAGGCGGTGATTATGTCGTGATCGAGTATCTGCGCACCGTTGATAAAGCCGCGCGCCGCGTCCGTCTGCTGGCAATCCCCAAAATTGCCGACCGTTCGCTGAATTCGTCGGACAGCAGCATCGCCGCGCACCAGACCTACTTCAGCCGGCCACTGCGGGAGATGGCGATCTCTTCCCAGATTAACGGCGTGCAGTTCCCTGGCGAAGTGAAGCCACCACGCGACGGCGACGTCGTGATCACTTGGCTGAACAGCGTCAAGGTGCAAATTTTCATCACAGCCCGGCCGTATGCCAGCCCGAAAGAGATTGCGATCGGCATCCTGCTGGACACCAGCCTGACGGAGTAACGAACAATGAGTAAACGCATTTCAGGCATGAGCTTTGATTTCGACATGGGCGGAACCTCGATCCATGCCGAAAGTATCTCGCTGAACATCACCGACAACACCGCGGTAACAAAAACCCGCGGCGTGCCGGACGGCTACACCGACGGCGACGTCGAAGCGGACGGCGAGATCGAGCTGGACAGCAAAAACCTGATTGCCGCCCAGGACGCCGCGCGCAGTGCCGGCAGCTGGCGCGCGATTCCCCCCCAGGACTTTCTCTTCTATGCCAAGGCCGGCAACGAGGAAATGAAAGTCGAGGCGTTCGGCTGCAAGATTTCGATCTCTGACTTGCTGAACATCGACCCGACCAGCGCAGACAAGGCGAAACACAAAATCAAGTACATCGTCACGTCGCCAAACTTCGTACACATCAACGGTATTCCGTACCTGTCCGAAGAAGACACGCGCGATCTGCTGGGGTAACACGGATGCAAGAGCACGAAAAGAACATGCTGACGCTACTGCTGATCGGCGCAGTCATCGCCCTGGCGAAAATGCTGGTCAGCAATGACCCCATCACGCCGCGCCTGGTTGCCGGGCGCGTGATCCTGGGGTCGGCTGTGTCAATGATTGCCGGCGCGGCACTTATTCAGTTCCCCGACCTGCCCAACACCGCGATTAACGGTATTGGCTGTGCGCTGGGGATCCTGGGCTATCAATTTGTCGAGGGCTGGCTGCGCCGGCGCGGCAGCAAGTGGATGAAAGGTGAAAACAATGACGCTCAGTGAAAAACAGCAGCTGTTCACCAAGCTGATTGCGCAGCTGATTTTATGGGCTGACGAGAAAGGCATGCGCCTGACGTTCGGTGAAGCCTACCGCACGCCGGAACAGGCAGCGCTCAACGCCAAAAAAGGCAGTGGCATCAGCAACAGCTTGCACACCAAGCGCCTGGCCGTTGACCTGAACCTGTTTATTAACGGCCAGTATCAGACCAACAGCGCCGCGTATTTGCCGCTGGGCGAGTATTGGGAAAGCCTGGGCGGCAGCTGGGGCGGCCGTTTCAAAAGCCGGCCGGACGGCAATCATTTCAGCCTGGAACATGAGGGCGTTCGCTGATGAACCTGCCGCCGCCCTTCTTGCTGGCCGCGTTGCTTGCCGCGTTCGGCGGTGGCTGGCTGGTTGCCGGATGGCACCAGGACAGCCAGCAACTGGTTATCGAGAGAGCGGCAAGCGCCGGCGCGGAGAAATCCCGACGGTATACCGAACAGATGGCGGGCGAGTCGGCCCGCTTACTGGAAAGCAAGTTAGCGGAGTTGAGCGCCAATGAAACGCACACAGAGCGGGTCATCCGAACAGAAGTGGTTAAGCCGGTATTCAGTAATGTGTGCGCTACTGATGATTATGTCCGGCTGTTCAACGCCGCCTCCGGCCGCGCCGAACGTGCCCTATCAGGCGAACCTGTTGACGCGCTGCCCGACAACGCTACCCAGGCTAAACAGTAACACCGGTGCGGCGCTGACCGCCGCGCTGGAAGAGTACCGAAAAATTTACCCACCGTGCGCAGCCAGGCATAACCAGTTGGCTGATGAAATCGAACAAAGAGAAAGGGCAACAAAATGAGCGACAAACACACGATTGAACTGACCGTAAACGGCATTGATCTGGTCTTTGAGCCGAACGTCACCGCGTTTAATAAGTTCATCAACGAGATGAGCCTGGATAACAAGGTCGCCCCCGCGGTGAACTTCCTGCGCCGAATCATCAGTGCGGACAGCAAAGCCGCACTGGAAGATATCATCGCGCTGCCGGGTGCGGCGGTGAAACTGGCGGGCAAGGTGAACGAGATTTACTCGCCAGATCTGGAGATTGAAGTAAAAAACTAGCCCGCCGCGCGCAGGCCATTGACGACAACAACCTGGAACAGTTGTTGGCACTGCGCCGGCATTACCTGCCGGGCGAGCCTGACGATCAGGAATCACTCGCCCGCGCTATCTGGCTAGATAACCGGTATTGGCACAACATGGCTATTGCCGTTAATAACGGCATTGGCCGAGCATTTAAGGGCGGATGATGAAACAGCTTGAGGTTATGTTGTCGCTGGTCGACAAATTTACCCGCCCTCTAAAAATGGCCGGCGGAGAGCTGAACAACTTCGCCGCCAAATCACGTACCGCTTTCGGTCAGGTGGCTGCTGGCGGTGTCACGCTATGGGGCGTAGCACAATCCATCATGGGGATCCTTGGCCCTGCTGACGAAATGCAGCGCGCGCTCGCTGAGGTAAAATCGATTGGCGTTGCCGATACGGCCCTAAAAAACCTCAGCAAGACCGCCGTCATGTTCAGCATGCAATACGGCGAGTCTGCGGCCGGGTTCGTCGCGTCGGCCGCATCCATTGCCGGCGCTATCGATGGCCTGTCTGATAAAGAGCTGCGCACCTTCACCACCGCCGGATCCATCCTGGCAAAAGGCACCCGCGCGGACGCGAACACCATCACCGACTATATCGGCACCATGTACGGCGTGTTTCAAAAGACTGCCGACGCGATGGGCCGTTCCAAGTGGGTGGAAGTCATGACCGGCCAAACGGCCGAAGCGGTGAAGGTTTTCAAGTCCGACGGTAAGCAGATGTCTGACGCGTTCACCTCCATCGGTGCCAATGCCACCGCTGCCGGGATCGGTATGTCTGAGCAGTTTGCCATCCTCGGCCAGCTGCAGGCGACGATGAGCGGCAGCGAGGCGGGGACAAAATATAAAGCCTTCCTGCAGGGTGTCGGTAACGCCCAGAAAACCCTCGGCCTGTCATTCGTCAATCAAGACGGCTCGATGAAAGGCATCGTCGATATCATGAGCCTGATCCAGAAGAAATACGGCGACATCAAGAAAGTGGCCGATTCGGACATGATTAAAAAGGCCTTTGGTTCTGATGAAGCGGTATCCCTGATCAAGCTGCTGGCGCAGAACGTTGACGGCCTGAAAAACAATATCGACCAGATCGGCAAAATCAACGGCATGGACAACGCCAAGAAGATGGCGGCCGATATGACGAACCAATTCGACAGGCTGCTGCAGGTGTGGAACGGCATGCGCATTGCTGTGGGTGGCGCGTTGCTGCCGGTCATCAACCCGCTGGTAAAACGCATGGCGGACATGGGTACGCAGGTCGTTGAATGGCTGGAAAGGTTTAAAAATATCGCCCGCTGGATTGGCTATGTTGCTATCGCCTTAACCTCACTGGTTGCGGTGTCCGCATTAGCCAATATCGCTATGGGGGTGGGTAAATTCCTGTGGATGGGGTTCCTGATCGTTCTGAAGTTATTCCGCCCTGTGCTGCTGGCCCTGCGTCTGGCGTTCTTCCTGACAGGTCTGGCGGTGAACTTTATGTCCTGGCCGATCCTGCTGATTGTGGGGCTTATCGCATTGCTGGCCTATGGCATCTGGATGCTGATTGACCACTGGGACGAATTGAAAGCCGCCATCATGAATACCGCCGCCTTTGCCTGGGTGATGGACGTTGCCGGGTCAGTCGCAGATGCGTTCGCGAATGCCTGGGCCTCGCTCAAATTGGGCTGGCAAATGGTGGTCAATTTCTTCAGCGGTCTGTCACCTGTGCAAGCATTCAAAGACTTTGCCGGCACGATTGGTGACGCCTTCAGCGGGCTATGGGGCTACCTGAAAAATAACTTTGCCAAAACCTACAACTGGATAGTTGAAAAACTCAACATGATCCCCGGCATCGACATCGAGATGAAAAGTGTCCTTCCGGAAGCACTAAGCCCCGGCGGGCTAACCGGTGGTCAGCCGCTTCTTACCGGCGGTCAGCCGCAATCAACCGGACGCGGCGGGATCATCGGTCAGGTATCGCAGGCTACAAGCAACAACAACGCGAAAAGTCAGACCATCGGGCAGATCAACTACAACGTGATGCAGCCACTGACCCCGCAGGCGCTGCAGGAAAACATGGAGCTTTACGGTTATGGCTGACACACCGCTGTATATCGACTTACTGATCACCGATCGCGATTTCACACTGAACGCTGGCAACGAGCCGGCACTATGTGCTAACCGCGCCAGCATCGCCCAGGACATCAAACACGCCATCATGGAAAGCGGCTTCGCGACGCAGCTGCTTGCCGAGCGCAGCCCCACCCTGCGCGCAGACATCATGATGCAAATCTCTATGCTGGTTGAAGATGATGTCCGCATCATCCCGGCCACCGTCCAGATCACCGAAGAAACCAGCGGCCGCCTGCTGGTTAACGCTGACACTTACGACTTTGGCCCACTGGGCACCGAGGTAGAACTATGACAAACAAACCCAGTGTAGATTTTGAAGATGCCCTGCGCGCCGGCGGCATGCCAACGACTGAAGTCGAGGTCAAAGCCGAGTTTCAGAAGGTGGTTGACGAAGAAGGCCTGATCACCAACACATCACCGATGTCACCATTCTGGCGGCTCATTACCGCCATTGTGACCAAACCGGTGATCTGGCTGAAAGACATCCTAGTTAATACCATCATGGCGAACATGTATCTGGCGACCGCTGCCGGCACCTACCTGGACTTATTCGCCTGGGCGGTGAACCTGACGCGCAAAGACGCCACCTTTACCCTGGGCGCAATAACCTTTTTCAAGTCTGATTCGACATTGCTGGTCACTATCCCCGCCGGCACCGTGATCCAGACTGAACGCATTGACGACAAAATTTACCGGGTAATGACGGTTGCTGAAGTGGTTATTTCCGCAGGAACGGCCAGCCAGGCTATCGCCGTTAAGGCTGAAGCCGCCGGCACCGCGTACAACCTGGCTCCGGGGTATTTCCGTATTCTGCCGACAGAGATCCCCGGCATCAGCCACGTCGAGAACCTGGAGAACTGGTTAACAGCGCCCGGCTCCGATCAGGAATCTGACGACGAGCTGCGCGACCGCTGCAAAAATCAATACAACCTCGTCGGCTCGTATCACATTGATGCCGTTTACCGCAGCATGATCGCCGCAGTTGCCGGCCTCAGTACCGACCGCGTTTATTTTCAGCACGACGCACCGCGCGGCCCTGGCACGGCGAATGCTTACCTGCTGCTGGATACCGGCGTACCCGCGGATGCGTTTATCGATGCCGTCAACGATCACATTATGGTGCAGGGCTATCACGGCCACGGTGATGACATGCGCTGTTTTGCCATGCCGGAGACGCACCACGACTTGACCGTCACCGCCTACATATACGCGACGCTCAACCTGACAGAAGGCGAACGGGCCGACTTGCAAAAAGACATTGAGAACTTTGTCCGCTGCGCGTTCCGCGAAAATGCCACGTTCGACGTGACCAAGACCTGGCCGCATAGCCGGTTTAGCTTCTCGCGCCTGGGCGAAGAAATGCACCTGGCGTTTTCGGCGCTGGAATCTGTTCGCTTCTCACAGGACGACATCATCAGCGGCCTATCCATACCGCGCCTGGCGTCTCTGAACGTGGTGCTGACCAATGGATAAACCTGTTATTACCCTGCCCAGCTGGATGAGTAAGGGCGAAGTCAAAAAGCTGGCCGCCGCCTGCGCCGAGTTCTGGGTGAAGGTCAACGAGTGGATTTCATTCCCGCTGCAGCAAACCGACCCGGAAACCTGCACGGTTCAGATCCTGAACCTGCTGGCGTACCAGCGCGATATAGAGCGTTTCGAAAATGAACCGCTGTGGCTCTACCGCTTACGCGTGAAGCATGCCTTTGCAAATGCCCAGGACAGCGGGAGCCTGATCGGATTCGCCCGCATTTTCGACCGGTTAAAAATTGGCGAGGTGCAGCAGCTGGAGCGTCAGCCCGGCATTGACTGGGACGTGATCATTATTCGCGTCAACGATAACCAGCTGGCGGCCAATGCCACGCTGATGAATGAAATCATCAGGAAATACGGCCGCACCTGTCGGCGATACCGCTTTGAAGTCCTGAACGTGGCAAACATCGGCACCCGTGCCGGCGAGTTCGACAACGATCATCAGCTGTTTGTCGGCCGCGTCGGTGTTGATGCCGCCATCATTACCGAAAGTCGCGCTTACATCATGACCGAAAGCGGCGAGATTTTGACAGTTTAACCAGGTGGCACGGCCGGATCTGTCTGTGCTGGCCATAGACGTTACCGACCGTGCTGCAGTGACAAAAAAGGGGCCGCAATGTCAGCCATCATCACAAGAAAATACGAACAATGGGCCGCAAGCCAGACCGCGCAAAAATTGCCGGCACGCCCTGACACCTTTGTTTTTGCCTATATCCCCGATCAGGATCCGGAAACGGAAATCAGCCGAGACGAGCCAATGCCGGCACAGGCCAATATCGTTCACACGGCCCCGGTGATGCAGTACGGCATGCTGAACGGTAACGCCGTGGTGTTCTCGGTTGTGCTGGACACCACCGTCGGGGATTTTAATTACAACTGGATCGGGCTGCTCGACCAGGACAGTGGCACGCTATGCATGATTGTCCACACCCGAACCCAGCGAAAAATCGCGACCAGCGGCCAAGCCCAGGGCAACACCCTAACGCGTACCCTGGCAATGGAATTCGACGGCGCTGCCGGCACCACACAGATCAACGTCACCGCCCAGACCTGGCAAATCGATTTTTCTGCTCGCCTGAGTGGTATTGACGAACGCCAGCGCCTGGCAAATATCGATGTTTACGGTGTCGGGGCATTCTTTGGCGACGCGTTCCTGGTCACCCACAGCAACGGGGCATACCAAGCCGCGGCCGGCGTCGGTTATGTCGGCGGAGTACGCGCCGAATTGCCGGCCAATGTGTCGATCGACATTGGCAGCGCACCGACACTTGTCTGGGCTGATGTCAGCCTGCAAGGCCAGGTAACCAGCCGCTGGGAAGCAGCCGTCACGTTCACCGTGGCCGACGAACTGCAGAACTACACCGACGCGCAAGGGTTCACACACTACGTCACGCAGCTGGCGCGCATCAACGAAGACGGCAGCGTCACCGATTTACGCCGCACCGGCGCTATCGACGACCGCTATGTTAAAAAAGCCGGCGACACGATGACCGGCCCACTCACGCTAAAAAGCACAATCGCGGCTGATTATTATGGTACGACAACTGGCATCACGCCGGTCGGTAGCGGCCCCTATGACAACCAGCTGGAGAGTAAGGCGCAATTTTATCAGGACTGGTTTGAGTGGGATCCGACATCCGGCGGCCACTATGTGCCACTGGTAAAGGGCAAAGGAACCCGCAAAGAAAAAGGGTGGCCGACTGCGGTTAGTTTTGGTTATCTGCTGCCCGGAGAAGATGTTCACGCGCACCCAATCATACACGCGGCGGGCGATGGCGGCGCGGAATGCGTTTGGGAGTTCGATACACAGTCGGGCGGCATCTTGAGCAAGCTGGGGAGTTTTTGCACGGAAGACTATGCACAAAACCGCGCCAAGGACGCAGAGAATGAGGCCAAAGCATATGCAGACCAAAAGGCCGCCAGCGCAGAGTCATCAGCAAAAACCTACGCAGAGCAGCAGGCAGCAAACGCACAGAGCAACGCGCAAAACTATGCTGCAACTGAAGACCAAAAAATCAGAGACTGGGCAGAGGGACGTTTTGCCCAACAGCTGCGCCTGGGGGCTAATGTTCGCTTTGGTGGACATGATGGCGATGTGCTCGCGCCAGCCGGTTACGTGGTTACCGGCCTGGGCGACTTCGGCGCATCAGATGGCTATGGCTATGCCGCACCATTGCAATACCTGATTGGCGGCAACTGGATCACAATGGGAGTATAAAAGATGCGCATGAACAACTTTACCCGCTACACACCAGAATCACCGGAATTTGGCCCATTGGCGTTATACCTGCAAGATGATAAAGGGCGTGATTGGTACGCCTCACAGGATAAATTCAAGAAAGTCTATACGCTGGCGATCAATCCCCGCACTGGCGTTATTCACTGCATCACCCAGGACGTTTCGGCGCTATTCCCTGACGGATTAACCGTTGTTGATATCGACGAACTGCCGCCGGGTTGTGATATCTCAGGTGACTGGGTTTATAGCAATGGCACCGTGAAGAAAGCCGAAGGTGCGAACATCCGCCAAACCGCCGAGTTGAAAAATAAACTCATGAACCAGGCAACCAGCCGTATTCAGGTATTGGCCGACGCCGTTGATCTGGGTATGGCTACGCAGAAAGAAACAGCCCAATTGGCCCAGTGGCGAGAATACCGCGTGTTGGTGTCACGTATCGACACCGAAGCCAGTGATATTACTTGGCCGGAGATCCCATAATGTGGCAACGCGTAACCCTGGCGTTTCCTGACAATATGGCGGCGATCAACTGCTCACTGCTTACGGTCAACCCGTGGACGTACGGGGCCGGACAGGTGACACCGTCGGGGAATTACCTCAGCCCGGAGAATGCCATCAAACACTTGGCCGGCAAGTTACGCAATGCCGGCGGCGCGCCGGGCGTGGTCGCCTTTCTCATAACCGGCACCCAGTCGGGCAGCTTCCTGGAAAAAATGAGCGACTTCGCTGCCCTGCTACCGCTGCCAGACCTGCAGAAGACGGTGCGTAAGGCTACAGCCGCCGCTGAGCTGGCTGTCACAAAAATGCAGTTGCCGGGTGTCCAGTCTGTCGGTCTGCCGGCTGCCGCGCCACTGTCGCTCAGCACCACGCGCGCCGCGCTGAATGCACAGCGCATCAATGAGGCAGCGCTGGCTACGGGGGCCGGGCTGTCATTTGACGATATCACCAATGCGCTCAGCGCCCTGGACGCAGCGGCGAAAGAAGCCCAAGAAGCGGCCAGCGCCGCGCTGGAAAAACTGAAAGGCGTACGGGTTAATGCCTGGATGTTCTCTGATGCCGGCCACCCCGCCGGCATCGCAAACAACATGATGAACGGCATCCCCGAACAGGATGCCATTTTCACGCTTGGCGCGCTGTTCGCCGGCGACGTCAGCGAGCTGCTGAGGATGGTAACGCCATGACAATCATTATGCTGGCGCTGGATGGCGAAGCCATACCGCTGAAGGCGATCAGAGTGTCGCCGAAAATGACGATTGAAACCAAGGACAAATCCGGGCAGTCATCGAGCACCACCCAATCAGAGAACGGCATCAAGGCCAAAGAGCTGAACGTCTCCGGCCTGGTCGATTTCAAGAACAAGGCGCTGCTGTCGCGCATCTTTGCCCTGGCAGAAGCCAAAGGCAGCGGCGGCGCAGGGAAGCGCTACCGGATTGCCTGCCCCGTAGCGCAGGCCATCAACATGCGCATGGGGATGTTCACTGGCAACATTGAGGCCATCGAGCAAGACGACAAATTAGCATGGAAGGTCAGTTTTACGCTGACAGAGCAGATCAGCACCGCCGAGAAATCCAAAGGGCGTAAAGCCGCCAGCGCCCCGGCAGGCAATACCAAAACCCAGGGCGCAACCGGCACCACCACCGCCGCGAATAACGACCAACCGGAGCAGGAAAAAGAGCTGACCGGGTTTGAAAAAATCCTGAAAAAAGTTGACGACAAATTGGGGGCGCTATGAAACCCATAATTACGCTGAAAATCGGGCCTGACGAGGTGGAAGTCTCAGCCTATGAGGTGGTGATCGACCTGAACGATACCGGCCGTGGATTTATCACGGCAAAAACCGATGCGGAAACCACCGGCGCGATTGTTCGTCTTGATATCGGGTATAACACAGGCGTGTTTCGCTGGTTTACCGGCTATGTTGAGCGCGACCAGCAAACGGGGAATGGATTCCGCCGCCTATTCGTCCGCGAAATGACCGGCATCTTTGAAAAACGCTGGCCGCTATCCCTGCAGCATCCGACACTGCGCCAGGTAACGCAGGAGCTGACCGCAGGCAGTGGCGTGCAATTTGTGTTACCAGCTGCGGACTATGTCGATCGCCCGATCCCGCATTTTGTTCATAGCGGTACGGGCTGGCAGTTGCTGAACTCACTGGGGCGAGCCTTTGGCATACCGGATTACATCTGGCAGCAGCTGCCTGATGGCAGCGTCTGGCTGGGAGACTGGCGACATTCCAGGTTTGCCAATCTGCCGATTGAGCTGCCGGCTGAATACGCGGACGCGACCGGCGGCGGCAACTCGGCAACACTTCCGCTTATCCCGTCGGTACGGCCGGGCGTGCTGATGAACAACCGGCGCATTACCCGCGTTGCCGTGAAAGACGGCGACATGACCATCACCTGGCAGGCAGGATCCAGCATCGGCAACACGCCGGCCAAGCCGCCGTTTCAGCGCCAGCTTGAGCAGCTAAACCCGGAGATTGCCGCCGGCCTACACCTGCCAAAGCTGGCACGGGTGGAAAACTACGCCGAGCCGGCAGCGCTGGGCGACATTGCCGACCCGTTCCGGCCAAAATATGCCGTTGGCGTGCAGCTGCTTGACGAGAACGGCGACGCCAGCAAGGGAACGCCGGCCTATCCTGCAGTACAGCTACCGGTGACAATGGGCGGGGACGAATGCGGGTTCATGCAGTATCCACCGCCGGGCACTCTGGTTGAGCTGGCGTTTCAGGATGGCCGGCAGGATAAGCCGTTCATCCGCCAGGTACTGCCGACAAACAGCAGCCTGCCGGAAATCAAACCGGGTGAGCAGCTGCAGCAGCAGCGCGCCGGCGTGTTCCAGCGAGTGACCGCGCCAGGTGACTGGCATCGGGAAACCGACCAGGAGATCAAAGAGATTTCCGCGTCGCGCAGCGTCGAAGCCGACAAAGAAACCCGCCGGCTGATTGACCGCGACATCACCGTCCAGGCTGACGACAGCAAAACCGTCATGGGCACCGCGCGCACCACCGCGGGCGCAGTGACGCACATCGCCCGCGGCGATTACACCGTCGGCACCGGGGCCAACCTGAAGACGGCCGCCCGCGCCGCTGATGAGAAAATCGCCCAGGGCAAAACGGTGGACATTGGCGGAGCACTGACAGAACGGATTGCCGGCGTACGTCAAAGCGTATCCGCCGCTCTGCAGCTGCAGGCGGCCACCACGTCGATCGGCAATGGCGCCGTAAACATCCTGAACCTGCTGACCGACACGCTTGACCTGATCGACGCGCTGGCGCAGAGCACCGCCAACCACACGCACAGCAACACCGGCACCCCGACCAACGCCGGCGAGATAGTGCACGCATCAACCACCGCGGCCACCCTGAAAGGCAAATACGGGCCGCTGATCGGCTAGCACCGACCACCGTCAGAAACCACCACCCCACCAAACGACCTCAGCGCCTCTATGCGGGGCGCTGACGCATTTCACCACCCGGCAACGCCGAATCAACGAACGCAGCACCACGCCGCTCAGGGCGCGCGGAACAGGCACAGCACGGAGCCATCACGCCACGGAAACCGCGCTACACCGCACCCGCCTGCACGGTTTGCGTCATAAAATTTTTGCAAAGGATCTTTTCCGCAATTGCCATCCTCAGCCCGCGCCGTGGCTGGGCTTCTGCGAAAGATAGGCCGTTGCAACGATTGCAATGTTTTTCAACGGTTTGCAAAAACAACCGAGTGAGCGAGGCCCGGAAAAAATGTTAACTTGATGATATGAAAGGATCTGTTTTGCTTTCCGTGAGGATCTGCGGCAAGAATCGCCCCTTTGCGGCAATGAGCAGACAGCGCCTTGAGGCCAGTGCTGGCGCGGCTTCTGTGGTGTTCTGGGCAGCGCCGGAAGTTTTGCAAAAGTGCAACGGGATGGATCTTTGCGCCACGCATCACGAAGCTGAAACAACAAGAATTGATATGCGCCATCGCCACCGGTTATCCTTCGCTTAGATTGAATTAGATTGAATTAGATTGATTTAACTTAAGGAAGACATATGGACGCAAAGCAAGTTGCGCAGGGGATCGTTGAAGGGATTGCATCTATACCAGTAACATTTGGGTATAGTGTCCGCCGTACATGGGAAGGTTCTGGCGCTGCTGGTAGTGACCTTAAAGCACGGAACAGCAAAGAAACAGAGCGATTTATCGCCCTGATTCGTTCTGCAGTTAACAAAGAAGAGCCGATCAGAAAACTGGTGATGATTGTCATCACTGAGTTTTACACCAAGCTGAATGATAACGGCAAAAAAGCGGTCAACGGAAAACTAAACCGCGTTGAGGGGAAGTTAGTTGGGCGCAGCCTAGCACAGTTTTACGTCGCCAATAAAATAGCATCAACCCTTATCCGCAAGGCCAGCTACGGGATGGTTTACAAGCGGTTCATCTCATACAGCACCACGGTGTCACTGAACATTGTCATGTTCCAAGGGATGATCGAGCAATCCGCTCTAGCATCACGTAGGATGCAAGTGAAATATCCGTGGCTCTATTACAAAGTGCGGGGAATGAACCTTGATATGGCCTATTTTCTTGTCGAGGACTTCCTCGAACCATACCTAATTTACATAAGCAGCCCATCACAGCAGTTTTGCGCAGGTGTTGATAATGAACTCGATAAAATCCTTTCTCGCTAAATTCGTCAAATTCGTGGGACGCCAAACCGCTGATTTAGTCGAGTCGGTTGTCTTGGGCCTATTTTCGATAGCCGCGTTTGTTGCACTGTTCTGGTTTGATGAATGGTGGCAGTCAATAGGCGCTGCGGTTGGGATCTTCCTCATGGGCTTTTTGGTCAGCCTGGCCATTGGATGGGGTCGGGGGGAGCGATAGTCTAAAGAATGTGGTCAATATGTGGATCATAAAATAAATAAATACATAAAAATCAATTAATTAATTTAAACACAAAGAATTAACAAGGAACTTTTGCCCGCCGGCACCGGCGGGCTTTTTTTCATCGGCAAATCTCATTTTCAAACCCGGCAACGCCCACATTAATCATAATAAAAACAAATAGTTCTACAACACCTTAAATGATTATCGTAGCGCAACGGATACATACTGGTGCAGATATACAGGCAGCAGATATGTTGCTACGGTGCAGTCAAAAAATTGTGATGTCGTCGTATAAAATTGAGATGTGAGGGAATTGATAAGCACCATTCCATCCGGTTACATTGAACGTACAATGGAATAAAAGGATGCCAAGGATGAGCAAAAGGTCAGACATCATTGATGGTTCGCAAGCCCCTTTCCAAAATAGAGGCTTAGTTTATACGGAAGTACTTGGATGGGTGGATCTTGGACATGCACAAGGTACAGATATTCGTTATCTCCTGAATAAAATTGCGCAAGGAGAAGCATCGGGAAAAGAGTTTTACGATGTCACGTATTCTCAGGGCATGACATCACGATGGGGCCTTGTTCGCTCAGGGAAGGTAATGACGTGGCAGGTCAAACATGGCCGCCACGATTATGAACAGAAAAGCATCGCTCTGGCGATGATGATGTCGATGGCATTAAGATTTGAGTCGTTCCAAAGCTCATTTCCTAATAATCTGGTGACCGACAGCGGATTCAGTGGTGAAGATCTGGTCTCTGACCTGTTAGGGTTTTATCGCGTAGTATCTGTCCATAACCCTTTCCACCTGTTACGTCCAGTCAGTAAAGCAAAAGCCCTAAGGCGCTGGGATCATTATGGCAAAATCGGCAATTGGAAAAACAAGACGTTTCTGCCCCTCCTGTTCCCCGATCCAGAAAAATTCCCTAACGCTAAACCGTATAAAAGCGTTCTTCCCTCGTTTATGCGTACGGTCGTTCCTTATAGCGATTTTCAGTCTGGGAACGTGATGCTTCCCCAGCATGATAAAACCTTTATAGTTTTAGGTGCCGACAACAACAGGAGTGGTCTGTGAGAAAAAGTGTAGCTGTAGCGATGGGCGTAATATTAGCCGCCGGTATGGTACTGACAGCGGTCTTGCCATACGTGAAGATGGAATTTGCCAGCAGCGCCCACTATACCGAACAAGATACGCGGGAGTATGAATATTACACACCGGACCTGCTAAAAAAAATACCAAAAATTTCAAAAGATTATGAGTTTAATTATAGCAATATCAGTGGCCCGCAGGCGTTTGTATTCGGTATACAGTTCAACGGCACAACCGATACCAGCAAGATTCGCGACTACCTGACTTCTGAAGGTTATGAACCACAGAAGCAATGCCAGACAGAAGCTGAATGCTGGCGCTCTCCACACAGCAAAGATGTCGTATCTTTTTATCAATCAACGGAATTAAATTTAGTGAGTGTCGAAATTTATCGCAGTGAGTATACCGAGTAA